GTCAATACCTATGTTCAGAACGCAACAAAGGGTGACTTATTTTTTACAATACCTACACTATCAATAACTCAGAACACAACACAGGCAAACTCAGGTGGACTTACGGAAATCTACTTATCAAAAGGAACTTATGTAAAATCATTTTATTCTGTTATGTACACACCTTCAGCTGTGAAAGTAAACTTAATGGGTGATAGGCATATGAGGTTACACCACAGAGTCAAGTGGGCTTCTGCTGTGCCTGTTATTCTAAACGAAAAACATAAAAAGTAATGGACAAAAGTAGACACATAAAAAAGGAAGCTATTTTGCAGGCATTAGAAAATAGTCTTGGAGTTGTAACGGTTGCCTGTAAGTCAGTAGATATTCCAAGAAGTACCTATTATAAATGGTTAAAGGAAGACGAGAAGTTTGCCGAGCAGGTCAAGGATATTGAAAACATAGCTTTAGATTTTGGTGAGAGCCAATTACATAAGCAAATCGGTTTAGGGAATACTTCAGCTACAATTTTCTTTTTAAAGACTAAAGGGAAAAAGCGAGGGTACATTGAGAGGTCAGAACTTGACTTGACTTCAGGAGACGAGCCAATAAAAATTAATGTAAATATAGCAGGAGTTGAATATTGATACAAAGTTTACTCACACCCAAGAAAGGGCAATAAAATACCTTTTTGACAAGACTACTACTGAAGTTCTTTTTGGTGGTGCGGCAGGTGGTGGAAAGTCTTGGGTTGGTTGTGCTTGGTTAATCCTGATGTGTTTGAAATACCCTAAGACTAGGTATTTAATGGGAAGGTCAAAGCTAGATAGTTTGAAGAAGACTACACTAAATACATTCTTTGAGGTGTGTGAAAGTTGGGGAATTAAATCAGGGCAGCATTATAATTTTAATGCAGGTTCAAATATCATAAAGTTTTATAATAAGTCAGAAGTAATGTTGAAGGATTTATTCTTGTACCCATCAGACAGGAACTTTGATAATTTAGGTTCACTTGAAATCACAGGTGCTTTTATAGATGAAGCCAATCAAATAACTGAGAAAGCTAAGAATATAGTTGCTTCAAGAATGAGGTATAAACTTGATGAGTATGGCATTATTCCTAAAATGTTAATGACTTGTAATCCTGCTAAGAATTGGGTGTACACTCAATACTATAGACCTGCAAAAGCAGGTAAACTCAAAACCCACAGAAAATTTATACAATCCCTTGTAGATGATAATCAATACATTTCTAAGTATTACAAAACTCAACTTCAGACTTTAGATGAACTGAGTAAACAAAGATTGCTATTTGGGAATTGGGAATATGACGCAACCAATGACGCTTTAATAAATTTTGATAGTATCATCAGTTTGTTTAACTCTAAAGGAAAAGCAGGAGACAAATATATAAGTTGTGATGTAGCACGATTTGGAAGCGATAAGACCGTTATAATGTATTGGGAAGGGCTACACCTTAAAAAGATACAAACTATCCTTAAATCGTCTATAGATGAGGTTGTGGAAGCCGTAAGGAGTATACAACAAGACTACTCAGTTCCACTTAGAAATATCGTGATAGATGAAGATGGTGTAGGTGGGGGTGCTAAAGATTATTTGAGGTGTCTTGGATTTACCAATAATGCTAGGGCTTTGAAGGGTGAGAATTATCAGAACCTCAAAACCCAATGCTATTATAAACTAGCTGACCTCATTAACAAAGGTCAATTAGGAATAGATTGTCCTGACATAAATGCTAAGAATAATATAATTGAAGAACTTGAACAGGTCAGAATGAAAGATGCTGACAAGGATAGTAAACTCAAAATAGTACCTAAAGAAAGTGTAATTGATATCATAGGTCGTAGTCCTGATTATTCTGATGCTTTAGCTATGAGAATGTATTACGAAATAGATGATAATTTTGGTAAGTATTATGTGCAATAAAAAAGTGGGCTCAGTCACATCACGAAACCAAACCCACTTTAACAAGAAAAGATAAGAAGACCACAAAGTTACACCAATAAACTAAATAACCAAATTTTCTATTATATATTATGAAACTAAAAATTCAGAAAGCAGGAAAAACCCAAGAGTTTAACCTAATCAATAGTTGGTCAGATGTAAACCTTGATAAATGGGCAAAGCTTGTATCAATGAAAACCAAAACTAATAGTCAGGAAGCAGTTGAAACTATTTCAGTTCTTGCTGATATGCCAAAAAGATTGATAAAGGAATTGGGAATAAAAGATGTTTCAAAAATCTTGGAAAAGATAGCAGTAATGCAGAGTCAAGCCGAAAGTAAACTGACTAAGATAATTACGATTGATGATATTGAATATGGTTTTCACCCAAATTTAGATGAATTAACTTTAGGAGAATATGCAGATATTGAAACATTAATCAATAACAATATTGAGGATAACTTAGCAGAGTTAATGGCAATTCTTTTCAGACCAATAGTTGAAAGGAAAAACAAAATTTATACTATAGAAAGTTATGATGCAGAAATAACTATACGAGCAGAAGCTATGAAAAAGATGAGTGGTCAGCAGGTTCAAAATGCTATGGTTTTTTTTTGGATTTTCGGAAAAGAATTGTTGAGGATTTTGCCATTGTATTTGATGGAACTCAGTCTGAAGAAAATACAGGAACTGAAGGATTTGGAGAAAGGTGGGGTTGGTTCGGTGTAATGTATAGACTGACTAATGGTGAAATAATAAACTTGGAACGAATTACAAAGTTAAACCTAAAGGAGTGCTTGACTTGGCTATCTTATGAAACTGACTTGAATGAAACTAAAAATGTAACTACAACTTATGATAGCAAATAAAACCTACAATAATGTCATTAATACTCTAAAGAATATTGGTGATATGCACGGACAAATAACTACTACAACCACAGGTGATATTTATGATATTGACTTGGAGAAAAATACACTTTTCCCATTAATGCATATTAATCCTGTTAATGTTACCACAGGTGAAAGTCAGTTAAATTTCAGTTTTCAAATATTTATTATGGACTTGGTTAGCCAAGATGCTAATTGGACGGAAACTCAAATTCAGTCTGCAGCATTTCTCAATAACGAACAGGAAGTCCTGAGTTCAACATTACAAACTTCAGTAGATTTAATTTCTATTTTTAGAAATAGCATTGAACAATCTTTACAAGGTGTAGATGATATTAATGAACCTACATATTTTACAGATGGGGAATTTACTATTGAACCATTTACCGAGAGATTTGATAATCAGCTAACAGGTTGGGTGTTTACTTTAGAAGTTCAGGTTCATAATGACTTCCAAAGTTGTATTATTCCAATGGATATGCCATTAAATCCTAAAGGTCAGGGTGAATAATGTATAAATTTAAACTATGGATATTTCAAATTCAATTACTTCCACCAAAAATAACTATTAAGCTATAATGTTCAATAAAAATTTAGAAAGATATTATGAAAGTTTTGGTAAGCAGGTTATGAACCGAGCAAAGTCAGGACTTCAAAAAGCTAAAGGAAGTACAAAATTAGAAAACTCAATTAAGTTTAAGGTCAAGAAAACATCTTATGGCTACGCTATAGAGTTTCTAATGGATTATTATGGAAATTTCTTAGATAAGGGTGTAAGTGGAAATGTAACCAAGCAGACCTATAAAAGTTGGGAGAATAAAATTGAGAATTCGCCCGGCAAAGGATTTACAACTAAAGGACCACCTGTTGATATTTTATCTAAATGGATAAAGAGAAAAGGAATAAAACCAAAAGGACTTGGTCGTGGAAGGTCTAAAAATACAGGTCAATTTATTTCAGGCTTTGCTTATTTAATAAGTGCAAAAATCAGGCGAGAAGGAATAAAGAGTTTGGCATTTTTTCAGAAGCCTTTGGGAAAAGCTATGAAGACATTTGATAGTCAGGTCAAGACTGCAATAGCTAAAGATATACGAGATACAATTTCAGGAATAAATTTTAAACTATAAAAATATGCCATTACAAATAATTCAAAGACTAGATAATCAAACAATACAATGGGTTGGTCAACCTTTAATGTTTGCTTTTTCAAATGATGCAGTAGTTTCAGGAGTTCCAACTCAATATTTTAATGTAAAGTTTGTAGCTGAAATTTTTATTTCAGGTGATACAATCAATCCTGCAGTTACTACAGACTTAATAGCAACTGTGAAAGTGGTTCCAAATAACAAAGGTGTAGGTATTTTTAATCTAAGAAGTGTTATAGAAAGTTATGTAAAACCACAAAGAGATGGATATGCAGATGCTACAACTACAAGTAAATACAAAGGTGTAGGCTATTCTACGGACCCTCACCCAATTCATGTAATTGATAAGTGGTGTTTAAATGATGTAGGCTATAAAGAAATGAGATGCAGATTTACTATAGAAGCAGCAACTTATGTAGGTGGTCCTGTTTCAACTATTGGTAGTGCCGGTTCTTCTGTAACTACAGGTGAAATATACCTGATGAACG